ACCATCAACCCCGACGCCGGATTCTGGAACAAAACCGGATACGGCCAGGAGTTTTTCTGGTGGTGGTCGATGTTCGGCGCTGGTGGGCGTCAGCTGTTATGAGCGGCGTGAAAATCAGGGCGGATAATGCCGCCTCGGTGCTGGCTGGTCTCGACAGGCTATCGAAGATGGATGTGCTGGTGGGCATCCCTGAATCCAACGCGACACGTGAAGACGGGGAAGAGCTCAACAACGCCGAGATCGCCTATCTGCAATCCACCGGGGCTACGGTCCGGCTTGGCGGGCAGGAAGTAACCTTGCCGCCGCGCCCGTTTCTGGACATCGGTATTGAGGATTCGGCAAAGGTAACCGCTGAGCATCTCAAGGCGGGTGCTGGTCACGCGCTGGATGGTAACTTCACCGCTGCGGAGCGTGAACTCACGGGCGCCGGGCAGCTGGCGTCCGATGCCGCGAAGCGCGTTATTACGGACGGGGACCGGCTGGCTCCAATATCTGATTTAACCATCCAGAAACGCAGAGAGCGCGGGTTTGCAGGGATTAAGCCGCTGTATGACCACGGTTACCTGCTTCGCTCGATCACCTTCGTTGTGAGAGGTAAAAAATAATGCCTTTTCTCGATGTCACTGAGGTGTTGTCGGATCCTGATTTCTGCGATTACACGCTGGTCTGCACCCGCAACCACCAGGCGAAAGACGCTGACGGATTCGCGACCAACACCAAAGAAGAGATCCACTTCAACGGCGTGGTGACGGTGGATCGTTCGCTGGAAGCCAGACGCATGGCTGCCGGGCAGTCTATCGGCGGCGCAATTCTGGTGGTCACCACTTTCCGCTTAACCCAGGGAAAGACATCTCTGGATGCCGACGTGGTGCTCTACAACGGACGGCACTACCGCGTCACGTTTGTCGATCCGTACACCTCGTACGGCGCTGGCTTCGTTCAGGCGCACTGTGAGCTGATGGAGTTCGACGGAGGTACGCCAGTTGAATGACACCACGCAACCTGGCTACCTGCCGCCGACCAATCCGGTACCGCAATACGACCAGGCGCTGGAACGTGAGCTGAGCCGGTGGATTCGCGGTGTTTCTGGTCTGCCTGACGGTATGGCTATGCCGCGATTCACCGACCCACAGCCCGCTATCCCGCCGCTGGGCACCAACTGGTGTGGGTTCGGTATCACCGATTTTCAGGATGAAGCTAACCCGGCAGATGTCACCAAAGACGACGATACCGACTACCAGTGGCAATTCGAATCGCTGGTGGTGCTCTGCTGCTTTTACGGGCCCGCCGGGCAGGCTTACGCCAAGACGTTCCGCAGCGGCCTGTTCGTGTCGCAGAACAACGCAGAGCTAAACCGGGTCGGACTGACTCTGGGTGAGGTTGGGCGCATCATTCCGGCGCCCGAGCTGATCAACAACCTGTGGCAGCGCCGCTATGACCTGTCCGTAACGTTGCGCCGCAAGGTTGTCCGCGAATACGGCATCAAATCGTTCCTCTCAGTTCCTGTAGAATTTTTCGGAGATTAACCTATGCCTAACGGCTTATCTGTATCACGCGTTGTGCGCGTGCAGGTTTCGCTCGCGCTCAGGGCGGCGCAGGGGCGCGACTTCGGCGCTCTGCTTATCCTTGGGACGTCAGGCGTCATTACCGCACCAGAAGTCATGCGCCTGTACAACGACATCGAAAGCGTGGCCGCTGACTTCGGCACCACCTCGGAGGAGTACAAGGCCGCAAACCTTTACTTCCAGCAGTCCCCGCAGCCGCTCAATTTGTATATCGGCAAAATGGACAAGACGGCTATCCCTGCCACTGCTGGCACGCTTACCGGGGCCAAACTGAATGCCAGCGAGCAACGAGTGGACAATTTCAGCGCTGTCACAGATGGTGCGCTGACTATCACGATTGACGGCACCGCCAGGAACATCACTGCGATCGACTTATCCTCGGTTACCACACTTGAGCAGGTTGCAACGGCAATCACCACCAAGCTGACCAGTGCCGTCGTGACCTGGAATGCAGTCACATCACATTTCGTGATCACCTCGTCATCAACCGGGGCCACCTCGGTTGTGGGCATTCCTACTGCTGCTGGTGCAGGTACTGACCTGGCTCCGCTAATGGGTATCGACGCAGGCAGCAAGCCGGTAGCTGTTAACGGTACTGCGGCACAGTCTGGTTCTGCTACGCCATCCGTGTCTGCCGCGCTGAATTACTCTGCTGACTGGTACGGACTGGTTATCGCTGATAAGACGATGACGGACCAGGATCATCTCGACGTTGCTGCGCTGATTGGCTCTGCAAGCGATTCCCGCGTGTACGGTGTCACCACGGCAGACTCGAAAGTATTGAGCGCCACCGATGCAACTGACATTGCCAGCAAGCTGAAAGTTGCGGGCTATGGTCGGGTGTTCTGCCAGTACAGTCAGGTGCCGTATGCTGCGGCGTCGGCGTTCGGGCGCGCGTTCACCGTGAACTTCCTCGGCAATAACACCACTATCACCCTGAAGTTCAAACAGGAGCCGGGGGTTACCGCCGAAACGATCACCGCGCAGCAGGCCGACACACTGAAGGCCAAGAACTGTAACGTGTTCGTGCGTTACGCCAACGACACCGCCATCATCCAGGAAGGCGTGATGTCGAACGGCGACTTCTTCGACGAGCGTCACGGTCTCGACTGGCTACAAAACTACGTTCAGAACAACCTCTGGAATCTGCTGTATACCTCAACCACCAAGATCCCTCAGACCGAGGCGGGCGTGACGCGGTTGCTGACTAACGTCGAGCAGTCGATGGATCAGGCCGTGAATAACGGTCTGGTGGCTCCGGGCATTTGGAATGGCGGTGCCGTTGGTCAGGTGCAGCCAGGCGACACGCTGACCAAGGGCTATTACGTGTTCGCTAACCCGCTGAGCACTCAGGCGCAGGCAGATCGTGAAGCGCGTAAGGCGCCGGTGATTCAGGTTGCGACAAAACTGGCTGGCGCGGTTCATTTCGCCGATGTCCTCATCGATGTGGTTCGCTAAGGAGCGATAAATGTCAACATATAGCTTTATTGATGTCACCGCGTCCATGACCGGGCCGACCGGGGTAATTGACCTCGGTTACGGCTCTGCCAACTCGGAAGAAGGCATTACGGTCACCATGACCGAAAACAAAAACACCATGACGATCGGCGCTGACGGCGAGGTGATGCACAGCCTGCACGCCGGGAAGAGCGGCACCGTCACGGTCACTTTGTTGAAGACATCACCGACAAACAAAAAGCTGTCGCTGGCGTACAACGCGCAGAGCCAGTCGTCAGCTCTGTGGGGGAATAATGTCTTCGTGATCCGCAACAGTGCTTCCGGAGACATTTCTACAGCGCGTGCCTGCGCATTCCAGAAACAGCCTGATTTCGCCAACGCGAAAGATGGCGGCACAGTTGCATGGGTCTTCGACGCCGGGAAAATCGACACGCTGCTTGGGGAGTTTTAATTCATGGAAATCACCATAAAGGATCAGCAGTACCGTATCGGCAAACTCAGTGTCTTTGAGCAGCTTAAGGTCTCCCGTAAGCTCCTGCCGGTGTTGGCGGGCATGGTCTCTGACTTCCGCAATATTCAGTCACGACTCAGCGCTAAGGATACTGAGGGCGCGCTGGAAAGCATCCTGCCCAAGATTGCAAACGCCGTTTCCGGCCTCAGCGATGCTGATGTTGATGCGATCCTGTTTCCCTGTCTACAGGTGGTGGCGCGTCAGCATGGCAAAGGATGGGTGCAGGTGTGCCAGCAGGGCAGTATGGCATTCGACGACATTGACCTGTTTGTGATGCTGCAACTGGTGGCGCGGGTGGTCGCGGATTCACTGGGAAATTTTTTGCAAGAACTCCCTACCAGCGCGACAGCCACCCAACCAGCGGCATAACGTTCAACACCCTGCCGGGCGGCGAGGAGTACATCCTGCGCCCGGCGCTCGCCTTCAACCTCGATCAGAAAGACCTCGACAGCGGCGCAGTGGACCTGTGCCGCATCGCGCTGCTTAATGATTACCTCGATATGCGTGACGATAACGACGCGCGCATAGCCAAATGGAGGGCCGATAACAATGGCTGATACTATCCGTGATTACCTGGTCTCTCTGGGGTTCGATATCGACGGCGCGGGGCAGGCGAAGTTTGAAGCCACGCTCAAGGGCGTAGCGGCGAACGTTGTAAAACTGGGGGCTGTGGTGGAATCCACGGCGCTGGCGGTGGTGGGCTTTACCACCTCGATCGCCAACGGCCTGGACAAACTGTACTGGGCCTCACAGCGCACCGGCGCGACGGTCAACGGCATCAAGGCGCTGGGCTATGCCGCCTCCCAAACCGGGTCCAGTGCTGAGGCCGCCCAGAACTCGCTGGAGAGCCTGGCGAGATTCATGCGCAATAATCCGGGTGCAGAGGGCTTCCTGAACCGCCTGGGTGTGCAGACGCGGGATGCCTCCGGGAAGATGCGTGACATGTCGGCGATCTTTACCGGCGTCGGCCAGCGCCTCAGCAGCATGCCGCAGTACCGCGCCAATCAGTATGCGCAGATGCTGGGCATCGACGAAAATACCCTGATGGCGATGCGCCGTGGTCTGTCTGGGTTCTCGGCTGAATATCAGTCGATGATGCAGAAGACAGGATTTAATGCTGATAAGGCGGCAATTCAGTCCAATAAGTTCATGACCTCCATGCGAGGCTTTGTTTCGCTGCTGGGGATCCTACGCGATAAGGTTGGCTCTAACCTGGCTGGCGGCCTGAGTGGTACCCTGGACAATCTCAGCAGACGCATGCTGGATAACTGGCCCAAAATTGAGGGCGTTATCACCAAGGTGGTCAAAGGGATTTTGGTGGCTGCCGACGCCATAGGGCGTGTCGCGTGGCGAATGACTCAGGCTATTGAAACCCTCATCGAGTGGTTCAAAAGACTTCCCCCTCAGGTTCAGCAGCTGATCGGTCTGTTTGCTGCGCTGGTCTCGGCGTGGCGCGTGCTTAATACAGAGTTTCTCAAGTCCCCGGTCGGCATCATTCTCGCTCTCGGTACGGCGATTCTGGCGCTGATTGAGGATTATCAGACCTGGAAGGAGGGCGGTAAAAGCCTGATTGCCTGGGAGAAGTGGGAGCCTGAAATTAATGCAGCCATTAAGTCGCTCGGCAAGCTCCGGGATTCCGTAGCTGATATTGGCGCTGAGATCGCCAAACTTCTCAACATCGACCTGAAAAACTGGTCCCTCAAAGGTGACATCGACAACCTCACCAAGCAGTTTGGTGAGTTCGGCAAGATGATCCAGATGATTGGCGATCTGATAAACGCCCTCAACGAGGGACGCTGGTCAGACGCCGCGAGCATAGGTAAAAACCTGCTGGGGCAGGGCCGAGGTAGCCCCGATGCTATTCCTGCGGTCTCAGACAGCGCCAATAACACGGCTGATTGGATAAAAGATAATATTGGATTTGACCCAAGAAGCATCGGGAAGACCGTTAATGGTTGGCTTTTTGGTGGCAGCGGGCAAAAAAGTGAGAGCAGAAATGAGCGCGACCCCCAAATTGATGAACTGAACGGTACCCAGGAGAGATCGCGAAAAGAAGCGGCAGACTACCACGGGCGGAGCGCCGGAGTGCTGGGTAAAATCGCGGATGGCATCAAGCAAATTGCTGACGGCATCCTCCCACCCGCAGGGGCGGCAACCATTACGCCAGCAGTAGGGGATAATGCACTTTTGCCGGACGTAAAGCGTCCGCAGGCCAGTGCGCAAGGCAAGGTGCTGCTCGACTGGATGCAGCCAATGTTCACCCGGCTTGAATCTCTCTATCGACTGCCTGAGGGGCTACTGAAAAGTGTTGCGATCACTGAGTCTGGTGGCAACCAGTTCGCAGTGGGCCCACAAACAAAATATGGCAGCGCCAAAGGCATGTTTCAGTTCATTGATAGCACGGCTCGCGGCATGGGGCTGCGCGGAAATGACGTGTTCGACCCGATGAAATCAGCGGAGGCCGCTGCCAAATATCTCAGCCAGCTGCTGACGCGTAATGGCGGCGACCTGAGCAAAGCGCTGGCGTCTTACAACTGGGGGATCGGCAATGTTCAGCGTTACGGCATGGATTTAATGCCGCAGGAAACGCGAAACTACATCCCGAAAGTTATGAGCAACATGCCCGGTAGCGGCTCGCAACTGAGCCAGGAAACCACTATCAATATCTATGGAGCAAACGACCCGGCGTCTACAGGCCGTGAGGTTGCCGATCGGCAGTCTGGCGTTAACTCCCGCCTGACCCAACAACTTCAACCGAGGATCTACTGATGGATGTTCTGTCGGCTATTTTCCGGCTGCAATCGAGGAAGATTGGCATCTTTGTGCCTGATGTCGTGGTATCTGAAAAGCACGTTGATACTCTGGAGATTACTGAGCATCCCGTAGAAACGGGCGCCCCAATTAACGATCATGCTTATAAGCGGGCCAGCGAAGTCACTATTGAGTGTGGTTTCGCTGGTGGAGGCTCCATTCTCGATTTCATGGATGTCTCTGGAATCGGTCTGGGGATTGGCCTTAACCCCAAGGAGGTTTACCAGCAGTTGCTGGAACTGCAAACCTCCAGGGTTCCGTTTGACGTGGTCACCGGTAAACGCACATACAGCGATATGCTCCTCCGCGCCATTGAGGTGACAACTGAGAAGGCCACGGAAAATGTACTGTCATGTGTTCTCACGCTGCGGGAGGCTCTCATCACCCAGACCCAGCAAATTTCCGTTGCTGACAAATCCAGTATGTCGGAGGGGGTTAGTACAGCAGCAGTCCAGAGCCGTGGCAATAAATCACCCACCCCTGTTAACGAGTCCCTCCTCTCTTCGTCCGGATTTTTTAACGGCCTGAAAGGCACCGGGATTGGAAATGCGCTGAGGATCAGATGAACGTAACGGAAATCCCTCTTACCGCTGATAACCAGCAATTTCGCATCCAGTTAGGTACGGTGACGTATACATTGCGTGTGCTGTGGCGTGATGAAGCTGGCTGGATAATGGACGTTATGGACTCTGGCGGGCAGCCAGTATTACTTGGTGTGCCGCTGGTAACTGAAGTCGACTTGATAGAGCAATATCCTGAGCTGGGGATCAGCGGCGTGCTGGCTGTTCTGGTTGATAACGGCGCGCCGGAATACCCTACAAAAACCAACCTGGGATCTTCTTCCCACCTCTATTTTGCACAGGTGACCACATGACCATTAACTGGATGCGTCACTTTGAATTGAGGCTGCTCGACGATGCCGGAAAGGGGATATCACTCTCTGATTTTAAGGTGACGTTCACGATCGACTGGTTCAACTCCATGTGGCCGCGTGTCGCAACACTGAAGATTTACAATCTCAACCGCGACACCATGAGCCGCATTACGGGCTCAGAGTTCTCGCGGATCACTATTATTGCCGGGTATGACGGTCTGGCGCCGCCGGTATCGGAAAGCCAGATAGGACAGGTAATGGATGTGTCGCCTGGCCAGGCCGGTCAGACGCGAGGTCAGAACTACGGGGAGATTTTCAACGGTGAGATACGCTTTACGATTACCGGGCGCGATAACCCAACCGACATCTTCACCCTGATTCAGGCCATTGATGGGCATCAGGCGTTTAACGAGGCCGTTTCCTCCGGCAGCCTGTCTGCCGGGTATAAGCTATCTGATGTTCACACGGTGCTGATGCGTGATTTCTCTCCGTTCGGCATTACCCAGGGCGTTACCGGAGAGTTCCCGGATCGCGTAATGCCCCGGGGCCGGGTGTTCTACGGCATGACCCGTGACTACATGAGCAACCTCGCTGCGCAGTGCAACGCCAACTGGCAGTTTGTGGACGGGCAGGCGCAGATGGTGCCTGAAGATAAATACCTGCACGAGGCTATCGTGCTGAATAGCAATACCGGGCTCATAGGAATGCCGCAACAGACCATGGGGGCTGGCGTCAACGTTCGTTGCCTCATTAACCCCAACATCAGGGTGAACGGCTTAATTCAGCTCGACCAGGCATCTGTCTACCGCACCCAACTGCCGAACGATGAGATCCAAAGATCACAGACAAGAATCACAGAGTCGAGTAATGATGGTAACCTTTCCCTTGGCGGCACTATAGCGCAGCCCGCCAGTGTGGCCACTGATGGCGTCTACATCGTTCAGTCAATCAGCTACACCGGCGATACGAGGGGAAATCCATGGTATATGGATCTCATGTGTATGGCACGCGGAGCCAAGGACTTACTGTCTAGTTCGGCGATCACAAGAGGGGTTCCAGGTGGTAATTAACATTAGAACGTTAGGAGTCTTGGCACTACTGGCTGCAAGCACTGGCCATGCTTCTGGGTTGAGGTGCGGCGGATGGTTAGTTGATGCCAATGGTTCAGGTGAAACCACAATAAACGGTGCTGTGACCAGCACTCAAAAGGTCACCTTTCTGAAGGAGAAAGGTGACTACTCAAACATGAAGCTTGAGATGGTTTTATCTCCAGCTCCTGATGGTCATGCGTATGGTTATGAACTGATAAAGCGTGACGGAAAAGCTTTTCTTAATGTTGAGGCGCTCAGAGCAAATATGAATGCGCCGCGAGTGTTTGGGACGTACGATTGTGTGAAAGTTACACAACGCTAAAGTTTATCATTCTCTTGACGATAAGATTTTACATGATAGATTTAGCGCACTTTAATGGCGATTAAATGAACTCCTCCTTTGCGGCCCAAGAAAAGTGAAGAAAATGAGAGCTACCCATGGAGTATGAGGGTTTTCATGGCACTAACCGAGATTTTGAAGAACTTATCCTCATCGGTAATTTTAACGTAAGTGCCGATAGTGATGAGTGGTTAGGCACTGGAGCCTACTTTTTCATTGATGGTATAAGCGATCCTAAAGAAGATGCCAAAAACTGGGCTAAACTTCAGGCCTATGACTCTGATATTGGGAAAAACACCTATCACCGTTTCTCGGTAGTCAGTGCTAAAATAAACGTAAGCCAAGTGCTACGTTTGGATACCGATGAAGGTATGAAAGCTTTCAACGAGTATAGAGATCGCCTAATAGACTTGATGAAGCGCAATGGTATCAGGCCTAAAAAAAGCATGATTGAAAGTGATTGTGAGATTTGTAATCACATTTTTTCACAATCTGGGTTTGAAGCGATTATCAACAATGAATTCATCCAGTTAGATCTTTGGTCTCGACGCACCAGGTATCGTTCAAGGATGCCAGTCTGTAAAATCATGAGCGTAAAGGATCCTTCGACATCGGTAGATATCAATGATATCGCCGTTGTACAGAGAGGTAGAGTATGAAAAGTCAAATGCAAATAGTTCAAGAAGCAATAGCGCGTCTTGAGCAAATGAGTCGTGATGATTTCGTTGAATCACTAATTGAGTCTGGCTTGGTAGCGAGCGAGCCTGTTGCTCATGAGGTTTTCTCCCGTAGTGTAAGAGTAGTAGATACTGTGGAAGTGGTGCGAACCGTTACCTCCTTGGACATTGCTATGGTTCATACTGTGGCTGGCAAAGATCTATCGTTTGCCTTTTAGGGAACAACAATGAAATTAGAGATATTGCCAATGCTTGTCACTGAAGTAAGCTTGGCTGAGAATAACGAACAGGTATCGTCCGATGAGCATGCAAACTCCTTTTCTTTAGATGGTTCTGTGCTGTTCGACGAAAATCAAAATTCGATTGCTAAACTTATCGCCACCGCAGAATTGATAAGCTACGGGAAGTATGAGGTTCGTGTAGTTGCGGAATTTGTTCTGCATTTCAATGCAGAAGTGACTGAGGAAGAGGCGACACGGGCTGTAGCTGATGCCAAGACTGAGGAAACAATCTTCCCATATGTAGCGTCTTACATTAACGCCTTCATTGCATTGTCAGGCTACCAGCGACCAAACATACCTATTGTCACATTTTGAAGTCAGCCTTAACGGCACGTGATACAACCTAAAACCCGCTCCGGCGGGTTTTTTATTGCCCGGAGATCCCCATGCCAGTATCACCACGTGCGCAGGACGGCAGCGAGCAGCAGGCGTTTGACGCGCAAAAGCTGTCTATTTTCACCGGCCTGCGCGTTGCCATGCCTGGTATCATTCAGTCGTTCGACCCCAGTACAGTGACCTGCACAGTACAACCAGCCATCTACGGCCTGAAAGTCGGTGACGACGGCAGTACCGCCTCCGAAGCCATACCGGTCCTTCCAGATGTGCCGGTGGTTTTCCCGCGCG